AGACCATCGGCGTCGTAGTTGTCGTACTGCACGCGCATGCGCCCGTGCCAGGCGTTGACGGGCGGCAGGGTTGCCGGCACCGCATCGAGCTTGGAGATGTTGGTTCCCTTGACCGCGGCCATGGGCTCCTCCTTTGCGTTGGTGATGGATCGAAACGAAGACGCCCGCCCCGGATCATTCCGGGACGGGCGCAGTTGGCTGGCCCTTGCTACGGAGCCATCGTTGGCATGCGACGGGTCTTTACTCGTCGCCCGACGCGACCGCGTCGGCGCGCCGACAGGCGCGAAAGCCTGCGTGGCGCTTGAACGCAGGCAGGGCGCATCAGCGCCCTGCCGTCACAATCAGTCCTCCACGCAGGCGATCTCGACGACCTTCTCCTCCTCCAGGCGCGTCGCGCCCAGGGACATGGCGAAGTAGACCTGCGTGGCGTGGCTCTTGTCGGGCCGCTCCATGACACGCGCCTTGGGTTCGGCCGCGATGTTGAGTTGCAGGCCGGTCCTGGCCCAGGCGATCACCTGGCGGTCGTCGTTGCCGTCGGTACCCAGCCGCTCGGTATGCAGGAACGTGAAGCCCATGAAGCGGTTGACCGCACCGTCGACCAGCGCCTTGACGCTGTTGAAGTCCTGGCTCGTCACCTGGGTGGTGGCGAGCAGGTCGTCGAGCTGTTCGGCCGTGACGGCGATGAACAGTTCCTCGTCCTCAGGCACGTCGTTGGCCCGCAGGATGCGGCGCGCCTCGCGCAGTTTGGGCAGGGTCAGGCCGGCACTGTCGGCCAGCACCTTCTGGCTGCCCGGCAGGGCGACCGTCGCGGTGCCCTCCTCACCGGTGTAGGCGGTGCCGAGCGCGGCGGCGATGATCTCGTCGTCCATCGCCCGCCCCATGGCCCAGGCGGCATTGGTCGCATAGGGCCCCTCCATCTCGGCGAGCAGGCGCACCTTGTCCTGGTCGTCGATCAGGTCGGCCCATTCGTAGTCGACCAGGGTGATGCGACGCCGGCTGTGCGGCGTCGAGATCAGCGGCGTATCGGCATGGCGCGCGCTGCGCTTGACCGGTTCGGTGCCGCCGATCTGGTCGACGAAGGCGGTCTTGCCGGTCTGCATGTCGGTGCGCACCGCGGCCCGCAGCACGGAGCCGCGCTGCTGGACCAGATGCGTCACATTGTTGGAAAACTGCTGTACGAAGGCATTGTCGATTTCGAAGGACATGTCTCTCCTCGTGCACACGAAAGTTGGCGTTGTTGCGTGCGGAAAGGCTGCCCACCGCAAGCGATGGACCCGTCCTGGGCGCCTTGACGCGCGCCCTTCTCGGCGGTCTCTCCCGCCGTCGCCCGGACCCCGCGGGGCTGCCCGGAAACCTCTTGGATCAGCGTGCCGGCACGCCTGGCGCCGGCCCCGGATAGGCAGCCTCGAACAGGCCGCGCATCCGGCTCATGGCGCCGCCATGATCGGGATGCAGGCGGTCGCGGTAGGCGGCCATGAAGCCGCTGTCGCCTTGCAGCCGCGCGATCTCGTTGCGCGCCGTTTCGCCCGAGCGAGTAAAACCGTCAGCCGCCCCCGCCTCGGGCGCATCGGCCTCGGCCAGCAGGCGCCCTGCCCTGGCCAGCGCGCGGATCACCTGCGGGTCGTTGCCGATGCCGCTTTCATCGAGGTGTTTCAGCAGCGCCTCGCCGCCCAGCACCCGTCCGGCGCGGCGCGCCTCATCCAGGTTGCGCCCATAGGCGGCACCCCATTCCTTGCGCAGTTCCGTGCCGGCTGCTTCCGCCGCCTGCCCGGCGGCATCGGCGCCCTGGGCCTGTTCGCCCGTGAACCAGGCGTAGAGGCCCTGCACCTGAGCCGGCAGCAGGCCCAGCTTGTGCGCCTGCTCGCGAAAACGGCCGGTCAGTTGCTCGTCCACGGCCAGGCCTTCGGGCGCCCCCTCGGGAAGCGCGAGATCGTAGTCCTCGGGACTCGCCGGCCGACCCAGCCGGTCATAGACCGCGGCCCAGTCCTCCTCGGGTGCATCGGCCCCGGGCAGGGCGACCTTGTCGCGCCCGACCATGCGCTGGGCATGGACCAACATCTTCATGCCGTCGGCCACCGAGCTCAGACGAGCGATCGTGGGATCATCGCGCAGGTTGTCCGGCAACCCGGCCTTCCAGTCGTCGGCCTCCATCGCGGGCGTCTGCGTGGCGGGGGTATCAGTCATGGCTTGCTCCCTGCAAATGGCATCGGTTGCATTTCGTGCATGCTTGGCAATCGAAATATGTTCCTCTATTGTTCTGACCGCCCTTAACTGCTCCCGAGGAATGGAACCGCGGATGGCGAAGGTCCGTACTGTGTTTGTCGCACTCTGGACATGCCTGTGCCTCATGGCAGCAGCACCCTGCCTGGCTCAGGACGATCTCGTGGCAGAGGCCCGCGAAGCGTTGACGCAGGGCGATGCCCAGCGGGCCGTCGATCTGTTCAGCCAGGCTCTGATCGACCCCGGAACCCGTGGCGCCGCCTACCAGGCGATCCTCATTGAGCGCGGCAAGGCCTACATGGCACTGGGCGATGCCGATGCCGCGCTGGCCGACCTCGATCAGGCCATGCGCTACGATAGCTGCCTGCCCGGAGCCACCATCGACACGGCCTATGTTGCGCTAGAGGCGGGACGCCATCCCCTTGCACTCGATCTCGCGGGCCGGGCTATCCGGCTGAGGCCCGACCTGCCCCAGGGCTATCGGGCGCGGGCGGCGATCCTGCGCCGGATCGGCCAAAGCGAGGCCGCCGCGCGCGATGTGCTCCATGCCGAAGCTCTCGATGCCGTCGAATCGTCTGTCCTTGCCGAGAATGCGTGGTGCTCCCTTGCCATGCGCAAACCCGGCAATGCCCTGATGCAGTTCGATGAGCTCATTGCCGCCGGTCAGGGCGATGTCGAAATGCTCGCCATCGGCCACCTGCTCCGATCCTATGAAGATGTCTATGACTCCTGGGAGGCGCTCATCGCACTGACCGACGAGGCTCCGGAGAGTTACGCCAGTCTATGGCTTGCACTCATGGCCGGTCCGGTCGACCGCGATGGATTGCTCGAAGTTCGCCTGCAGCGGGATTCGCTCGATCTGGCGGCAGGCCTGGCGCTGGTCGACGACCAGATCGGCAGGACCGGCGATCCCTTTGCGCGCTGGCGTGCGATCGTCGACGGTCGCCCCATCGATGGCTTGACCGAGGAGGTCTTTGCCCTCGCCGATGCCCGCCCCTACAACGCACAGGCCGCCGCCGAGCTGGCTGCCACCTACAACGCTCTGGCCACGGAACAGGAAGCCTTCATGCCTGCCCGCGCCTTTGGCGCCAGTCTGGTCCTCGAGAGCGAAGGCTACACCGACTTCGCTCGCGAGCTGCGCAAACGAACAGTCTTTTCCCGCCAGGCCTATAGCGACGGCATCATCTATCTCGTTGCCTTCTTTGGTTATGAATAGGTGGGGCCTTGAGCAGGTCTCACCTTGGACACATTCCGGCCATCGGCTTCACCCGGCTCTACCACGCCATTGTCGGACCATTTGCAATGCTGTCCGTGGCCATGCTCGCCGACGACAGCCTGACGGCAGACCAGCGTCGCCTGCTGCTCAGCACGGCCATCACGCCGCAGCCCTACCTGCGCGACGCATTCACAAGTTACCTTGCGATCATCGAGAGGGGGCGGCTGTTGGGATCCTGATCACTCCGGGTTTCCAGACCGAATGCACATGATTGCACAATGCAAATCACGCAACAGGCCAGGAATGCGGCACATGGTTGCGGCCCTGGCCGCCTTGTTGGGCAGCGTTCTCTGCCCCGTTCCGGGCAGCGCCGAATCCCAGCTCATGGACCAGGCCAGCCGCGCCTACCAGGAAGGCGATTACAGCACGACGGTCGAGAGTATCGACGCGGCCTTTCGCGCTGGCGAGATCAGCCAGCTCCTCGCGCCGACAGCGCTCGTCATCCGCGGTGCCGCCCATGCCCATCTCGGCAACGCACAAGCTGCCTGGAAGGATGTCGGCAATGCCATCGAGACCTCGCCCGGCGAGGCCTTCGTTGCCCACCTCAGCGCCGAGGTCGCCAGCATCCTGGGAGAACCCGCGCGCGGCCTTTCCTATGCCGATACCGCCCTGCGCTACAGCCCCGGCACACCTGCCTATCGCCGTCTTCGCGCTGCCCTGTTGCGCGAGCTCGGTTTCGAGGAACTCGCCAGCCGCGACGACGAACGCGTCCGGGAGTTGCGCGACCGCGACATAGCCTGGAGCGAGGAAGAAGATGCCCGGCGCCTGTGTGTGCTGGGCAACGACCAGGGCTGCGTTCAGGGTCTCATCCCTCTGATGCCCGACAGGGTTTCTCCCGGAACCGCGGCATTGCTGGGTTATCTTGCCATCGACCTGGGCGAGGACGCCTGGGGGCGCGAACTTCTGCACGCCGCCCGGCTTCAGGATGCCCAGGCCGTCGAAACCTGGCTCTACACGGGGCTGCTTGCCTACCGTGACGGCGACAACACCTCTGCCCGCAGCGATTTCCTCGAGGCCCTGGCGCGCGATCCCCGCGATCTTCGCGCCGGTCTGGGTCTCATCGCCGCCTCCCCCGGCGATCGCCTCGCCGCCCTGGAAACCTGGCAGGACCTGATCGCCGACCTGCCTCACGGGCCCAACCACGACATGATCTTCGCCCTTGCCGGCACCAGCGACTGGCAGGCAGCGGCAGACCACGCAAAAGCGGTTTTTGCCACCTACGACGGGCCGTTCGTGGCCGTCGCCGTCGCCCTGCTCTCGGAAGACCAGCTTGCCCTGCAGCAGCGCAAGGAACTCATCGGCTGGACCGCCACCTTCCAGCGCTACGGCTTCGACGACTTCTCCCGCCACCTCGCCGACATCGAACGTCGGCGGTTGGGCGAATCGTGACTTCACCGTCCAGCCTGCGGGTGTTCCGGAACTCATTCGCTCTCCGGTGATGCTTCCTCACGCTGCAGGATACGATCCTGATTCGCCTTGATTTCCTTCAGGCCATCGGAAGAACGCGGGTCGGACACCTCCGGGTTCGCGGCAATCCAGCTCGCACCGATTGCCTCCCTCGCCATACCAGACGCCACCGGATCGACAGGCCGAGGCAACGGGTAGTCTTTGTTGGCAAACCGCAAGGCCTCCTCGGCGCTGCTTCCGGCCATCACGGCCTGGTTGATGAGATTGGCGCGCTCCAATGCGTTCGCATCAAAGCGATCCAGAGTCTCGGGCAGGGCATCGACCAGTCCGGCTACGGTGCGCGCAGCACGTTCGGCAGCGTCCGGATCGTTCGAGGCTAGTCCGGCATGAAGATCAGCAAGCAGGGTGGTGGGCAGGATGCGGGTCGAAACAACGAAGTCGGTTGCCTGCTGCGCAGCAGCAGCGGGCGCGACTTCATGCCATGCGCGGCGGTTGACCTCGCGCCAGTAGATTGCGCCGAGAAGCTGATCGTCCTCGCTGTGCGGATCCAGCGACAACCCGCCTTCCAGAGCCCGACGGACCGCTGTGAAGGGTCCGAAACCCGACAGCGCAGCCTGACGGACCGCCTCTGTTTCCTCTTCTCCGACGGACGCCGGCGGCCTCCGCAGCGGAACATGGCGATCCGCCCAGGCAATCGCCTGATCTTCACGCCCTTCGTATATGCCTGCCTCCAGAGCCTGGACGACATAGTCGGCATAGCGTCTCTCGTCGTCGGTGAACGCAGCCATCGACCATGGCTCGCGGCGCAACAGGGTTGTCAGCCAGCGCGCTGTCTCCAGTCGTTTCGCTGGCTCGGCCCCCGGGGCCAGCCCGAAGCGGATACGCCCGCGCAACGCCATCGGCACCGTCTCTAGGCTGCCTACGATGGACGCCACTGCGTCTGGACGCCTCTTTTCATCAAGCGCCTCGACAACAGAACGTCCTATACGCTGCCAGTAGAGTTCGGCCGCCAGGGGCCGCTCGCCCACCGGCAGGGATGGCACCCATCCGTGGCCTGCCGCCGCCTCGCTGGCGACGCTCACACGCATGTCGTTGGCGGCCTTCCGGGTCTCGATACCCTGCCGCAACGCAGCCAGCCGCCGGCGATCCGGCGGCGACAGATTGTCGAGCGCGACACCGGTTGTGGTCTCGACAGCATCTGACGTCGCAAGCTCCTGCACCGCCTCTTCCATGGTCGATAGGCGCAAGGCCCCGGCACGGTCACCGGCGGACCGTTTCGCCTCCGTGATCATCCGCACCAGCCATGCGCCCTGGCCATCGGGAAACAGCGGCGCGCAGGCATCCATCACGGCGCGCGCATCGTCGAAGCGTTCCTGGTCGATCAGTCCCAGCACCTGCGCCTGCCTGGCCTCGCGCGCCAGGTTCGAGCGAAAAGCTGAAAGCTCCTGTGATTCCAGACCCTGCGCGTAGCGCTCCGTCGCCTGATCCAGCAGGCCGCCATAGGCATCGTGACGATCGGGGTCCCGTCGCACCTGCGCCACCAGATCGTCGGCCTCGGCTTCCAGGGCGTCGAGCGCCCGTTCGCTGCGCAAGGTTTCGGCGCGACGCAGTGCGGTGGTGCGGATGGCCGCCATCATGCCGTCGAGCGCACCACGCGTTTCTCTCTCCGCTTCCTCATCGACGGAGCCGATGGTGCGTCGGGCATCATCCAGCGCCTGGGCAACCACCTTGCCTTCCGGAATCTCGCCTTCGGGCAACCGGCCCAGGCTTGCCGTCAGCAGGTTCTCGGCTTGGCTGCGGAATCCGGCGCGCAGGAGCGCCCGATGGCGCGCATCCTCAGGCATCGACGGGATCGGTGCCTTCGGCACTGTCGTCTCCGGGTTGCGCAGGATGATCAGCGATGGATCTCCGGAATCGCCGTGTGACTGCCACAACGGCGCGGGTCGCCGAGGGCCGAATTCCCAGTCGTTTCTCATGTCGTCCTCACGGTTCGAGGGGCGGCGCAGCCATCATCGTTGTTCAGGTGCCGGAATCGTCATCCGCATCGGGCGCGATCATCCGCCGGATGGTGTCCTCATCCAGTTCGAGCATCGCCGCGATGCGCAGGAACACCCGCCGGCGGCCCTCGTTGAACGCGGTCTCGTCGGGCCGTCCCGGCACGAAGCTGGGGCTGCCCATGCCGCAAAAGCGGTAAAGATCGGCCAGCGCACGTTTGCCGGCGGGGCCGGTGAACACGGCGCGGTAGTCCGCACGTCGCCGCCGGCGCGTGAAGGCTCCAGTCATCTCAGACCATGCCATCGCCGCCTCCCTGCGCCTGCGCCATGGCGCCCTGGGCCGCTGCGGCGGCGGCCTCCATCTGCTTCTGTCGCTGGGCGCGCAGCGCTGCGACCGCCTCGCCGTCGCGCAGGATGGTCGCGGGCACACCGTTGACGTCGGCCGCCCGGCGCGCCAGCGCCTCGACGTCGAAGACATCCCACACCGTGGGGTCAAGCTGGGCGAAAGGCGCGACCGTCTCGAAGGTGCGCCCGATGCCCAGGAGTTCTCCCGCGCGCTGCGCTCTCACGATGGGCGAGACGTACTCCACGCGCAGGCCGCGCCCGTCGAGTTCGCCCGGCATCTCCGGCAGCGCACCAGAGCGCAGCAGCAGCGCGAAGACGCGACGCACCAGCGGCCCCAGAAGCTCGCTCTGCAGGCGGCCCAGCACCGGGCTCATCATGCGCATACGCTCCTCGGTCTCCTGCAGCACCTGGGTGGCGGTGCGCTGGGGCGACTGCGGCGTCTGCATCAGGGTCGTGAAGAAGGCATCGCGGATCGTCGCGCGCCGCTGTTCCATCATTTCGAGGCCGATGTCGACACGCGCGCCGGTTGTCAGCGGCTGGATGAGCTGGCGCCCGGACGGATCGACCCCGCCGTAGTTCAGTCCGCCCGGCACCGTCGTCACCGGCTGGATGACGCCGTCGTCGGCCAGCAGCAGCGGCGGATCGACGATCTTCTGCGCCGCCTTCAGCACCGTCTTCGACATCGCGTTCAGCATCTTGATGTCGGGCAGCATGGTCCATGCCGGCGAGCGGCCGAACCGTTCACCCGGCACCTTGGCCCAGCGCGGCACCAGATAGGGAAACTCCTCGAAGCCCTCATCCTCCAGCAGGTGGCGGGCGGCGGCCTCGACATGGACGCTGGCCCAGGGTTTGTTGGCGCCGTCGCGCCGGGCGGGATCGCGTTCGCGGCGCGGGAAGACACCGTGCACGATCTCGAACTGCATTTCCGGGCGCGTCGTCCCGGCGCGGCGCACCGCCTCGCTGACACCCTTTTCGCCCCAGCGCGCGATCATCTGGCGCGCGCTCCAGGCGTAGCGGCGATACACCGTGTCGACCTGCCCGAAGGCGCCTTCGCTGGGAAAGATCTCGCCCAGATGAAAGGTGCGAAACAGGATGCCGGACGGCGCCCCGCCTTCGCCCGGCCGTTCGCCCACGAACATCGCTGCCGTGCCGAAGGCGCCAAGGTCCAGGTAGAGTTCGTGGATCGCTGGTGAAAAACGGCTGTCCGGGCTGGCGAACACCGCCAGCATCCGCCGCTCCACCTCTTCCAGCCACTCGCGCCCGGCGTCGCTTGCCTCATCGGGTCGCCCGGCCAGTTTCAGCGTGAACCAGCGTTCGGCCGGATTGGTCAGCAGGCCGTTGAGGCCCGCCGCCAGCAGCTCGTTGGCGTGGATCGCAGTGGCGTCGAACACCTTGCCGCCCTTGACCCGCCCCTGTGGTTCGCCCGCCGTGCTGCGCGGTGTCTGGCCCAGCACGGCCCGGCGCGGCAGCACGTAATCGGCGATTTCCGCCCAGACGTGTTCCCAGGTCTGCCGTTCGGCCGCCAGTTCCTGCTGACGCGCCAGCACATGATCGATGGTCGATGTCATGAGAGTTCCCTGTTGAGCAGGAGAAGGATCAGTGGCGCCACGAGAGCGCACGCAGGGCGCTGTCACCGGGCGCCCAGGGCAAGACGCTGGCGCTGGCGATCGTGTTGTCGAGCCAGGAAGCTCCCGTGGCGTGACCCAGCAGCAGCCGGTCAACCACGGGGACCGCGCCTGATGCGTCGTGCGTCGGCGCACCGCCATCCATGGCGATGGCGAAGTCGTCGGCCGCAATGCGGGCCACGGCCCTGTGCCGCCCCGCGCTCCACGTACCGATGTTGGCATTGACGACAAAGCCGCCTGCCGTGACGACATTGAACTGCACCTGGTCACCGGCGCGGATCAGCGCGATCAGGTTGTTCGCGGTGCCGTCGTTGAACTCCAGCACCCGCACATATTGTTCTTCCTCCCCGTCCGCATCCCAGGTCACTTCGAAGCCGAACGCCGGGGGCAGGCGACCGGCAAGGTCGACCGCCGCGTTGTCGGCCGCACGCGTCGCCGCCGTCGCCCCGGTCGCGATCGGCGCGCCGGCCGCCCGGCCGGTGCCCGTGTGGATCTGCGCCATGTCGACGATGATGGCGCCGACCGCATCGATGGAGGCTTCGCCCAGCACCGCACCGTTCGCCGGGCGCAGCCGCAGCCGCGCGGCGCTGTTGCCGCTGTCATTGTCGGTGTGGCTCAGCACGAGCCGCCACCAGTCACCGGCATCCTCGACCAGATGACTGCCCTGGGATGCTGCGATCGCGGTCGCGCCGGTCGCCGTGTCGAGCCAGATCTGCTCGCGCAGGATCGTGCCGCCAACCAGATCGAACTGGATGAGTGGGAACCTGCTCGTATCGCTGTCCTTGGCGATATGGAGGGTCGCCACATGGCTGGACGTACCACCGGGAATGTCCACGGCCTGGTCAATGCTGCCGCGTGCGTCCGTCAGCAGATCGCCCACCGTGCATGCGCTGTCGGCGTTGCCGTCCACGCCGACAGCGTCGCGTGCGACGGCAACATCAATCGCGGTCCAGACCGGCTGGGTCAGGTCGCGGCTGTGCAGCAGGCTGTTGGTGCGTGGCGCCATGCAGGCCAGACCCAGATTGCGCCCCGCAGCATCGTGCGCCAACACCGCGACGTCAGCGGGCGCAAGCGCCACCAGGCCCTGGTGATCCCAGTAGGGCGCCTCCGATCCTCGCGCAAAACTCATGGCAGGCCCGGCGAACCTCGACATGCGATCGAACCGTCCGCGCCAGATCGCAGGCGGCGACCCGCCCGGTGCGGCGCCCTCAGCCAGGCACGCCGGCTTCAGCAGTGGGGCCATCACGCTCATTGCGAGAGCCGACCGCTGGCGGTGCCGCTGGTGTAATCGCCCGAGGCAATGCCGAAGCGGTACCAGGCACCCTCGGGCTCCTCGCCGACAAAGGCGACGGGGCCCGTGAATTCCGTATTGCCCAGCCCGTCGGGAATGTCATGCCAGTCGGCGCTGCCGGCCGGGTCGGCAAAGCTCCTTTGCAGGCGTACCGACGCGGCAAAGCTGCCGGTCAGAACGAAGTTGAAGCGGCCCCTCAGGCGCACGGGCGCGCTGAAGCTGTCGCCGGTCGCCAGTGCGGCCGTGACGCGTGCGATGCTCATGGTGTTGTCCTCGTGTTGGAAACAGATCGTCGGGCCTTACTGGCCCAGCAGGGTCTTGCGTGCGACCGGTGCCGGTCCGGTCACGCCCTGGCCGCCGGTCAATTGCGTGGCCAGCACCCCGCGGCGGCGCCGCTCGTTCTCGCGCGCCTCCTGGGCCGCCTTGTCGGCGGTGTCGTCGGCAAAACTCGGGGTAGCCGGCAGCGGCACCACCTTTGGCTTCGAAACCAGAAAGCTCATTGTGTTCTCCTTGTGCCTTTGGCCCATCGGGTCCTGTAGTCAGACCAGATCGAAGACGTCCCAGTCACCGCTTGCCCGGCGCGCCCAGCGGCGCCCGGCTGCGCGGCCCAGGCTGCGCAGCCCTTCGCCCAGGCCCAGGTTGGCGTATTGCCCGGCGTCGGCGACGTGGCTGAAACCGTTCTTCTCCGGGCTGTCCTGGTAGCGCGCGCGTCCGCCTGTCAGCATCCGGCGGAAGCAGTAGCCGCCCATCAGCGCCCGTCGCGCGGTGCGGCAGCGCGGGTCGATGGCAAAACCCGGACGACCGTCGATCATCCGGGTCAGTGGTCCCGCCACCGCTTCCCGCCGCAGCGCAAAGGCGTTGCTCGGCGCAGCGCGCACGGCCAGACCCTGGCCACGGAGAATCTCGAACACCGTGCGTTCGTCGGTCTGCGCCCGCTGGTCGCCGGCGGGATCACCGATGAAGGCGATCGCCAGCTCGGGCCAGTCGGATGCGATCTTGGCCTTCAGCGCCGCGGCAAAACGCACCGCCCCGATCTCCTCGGTGACCAGTTCGTCGAACCAGACCAGCGCACCGTCGGGTTTGCGTTGGGAAAACAGCGCCGCCGGCGACAGCCCGAAGTCCAGCCCGACCAGCACGGGCACGCCCGGCGTCGGGTCGGCCGGGCGGCAATGCACGTTGTCGGCGTATTCGGGAAACACCGGTTTGCCGTCGATGACAAAGCCGTAGTCGCCGGCCAGAAACACCCGGATCCAGTCCTCGGTCGCCCCGGCAATCTGGTTGCCGTAGTAGCCCGCCGGCAGGTTCGCCAGGTTCTCGGCCCCTGGATTTTCTCCCCAACGTTCGTCGCGCCGGATCACGCCACCGGGCTGGCGCAGCACCTGCCAGCCCTTGGGCCGGCGCACCTCGGCAACGTCATAGAGCCAGTGGTCCTCGTCGCAGGGATTGGTGTCGGCGATGGCGCCGAACCAGGTCGCCCCGCCCTGGCGTTTGGGTGGAAACCGGCCCGTTCGTCCCAACCCCATGGCAACGACGCTACGCGGAATCTCCCGCAACTCGTTGAACCAGATGCCGGTCAGTTGCATGCCGCGCAGCTTGTCGGCGCCGTCGGGTTCATCGAGCGCCATGAAGATCATCTCCGCCTCGACCCGGCTGCCGTCGTCCAGCCCCACACGGATGCGGTGGGTCGGCGGCTTGGAGAGGCTGAACCGTCCGAAGCGGTCGTCGAACAGGCCACGCCACTCGGGGATCGTCGTCGTCTCGAGCTGGGGATAGGTGCTGCGCACCCCCAGCCAGCGCGAGCGCCGCACGCCGTCGCCGTCAGGAGCCTGCTCCTGCATGCGCCGCCACACCTCCATGGCGCAGGCGGTCGTCTTGCCGCTGCCCAGCGGGCCGATGATCACCCGCATGAAATCGCCGCTGATATGAAAGCTGTCCAGGTTCGGCCCGGCAGGCCGGTAGGCGATCGCGACATGTTCAACCATCGCCGCCACCCAGGTTCATGGTTGTCGTCACCACCACCCCGCCTTCGCCGTCGCGCAGATTGCCCGAGGGAACAAGACGCGCAATCAGGGCCAGATAGGTCTTGGGATCATTGGTCCGCAGCGCCGCGATCGCGCCCTGCCCATGGTCGCTGAAGTCGGCGATCAGCTTGGTGAGCAGAGCGCGCCCAAGGGCATCGAAGAGGTCGTCACGGCCCCTGGCATCCGCACCGCTCTCGCAGGACTGGGACAAGGGCAAACCGGGGTGAGGAGAAAAAGGAAAGGCCGGAGGCGGTTGCGGTGACCCGCGCCCAACTCTCCGACCATGGGATAAGGATGTACTGGAAATGCGTCATACAGGTCAAGAACAAAATACGAACATTTGTGAATTTTCGTATACGGCGTACCGGCAGGTCAGCCCACCCCGTTCAGCCTTGTCGCAATCGCCAGGAGGGACTCGGTCGCCCGCCGCTGGCAGGTCCGCACGCTCTGGCCCGAGAGTGACGAGATCGCTCGCCAGGCATGGCCATCGGCCCGCGCCCACAGGATCCTGGCATTCTCGGGCGCCAGCCAGCCCAGCCACGACAGGCTGACATCGAGCCGGTCGATTGCCTCCGGTTTGGCCAGAACATGCCGGTCACGTGGCGTCATCGCCGCCACCTCGGCGGCACTGCGCACGACTTCGGGCCACGATACGAGCTGCGCCTTGCGATAGGCTGGCGGCAATCGCCGCAGCGTCTCGGCCGCCTCCTCCAGGCGCAGCAGGACCAGGGTTGCGGTCCAGCGCTGCGGCCGGTCCAGGTTGGGTTCTGCGCGCACGGACATCCCTTCGGGCGATACTTCCAGCGCCGCCATCAGGAAAGCCCCCGCAGCACGTCGCTCTGGCTGCACGACCAGCACAGCCGGTTGCCGGCATGGCTGCTCATGAAACTCCGGCTGCAGCCCAGGCAGCGCCGGATCTTGGCGTCATTGCCATGGTCACGTCCGACCCGACGTTCCAGATCGCGGCCGTTTCGGCGCAGCCGCGTCGCACGGGCATAGGCGGCATCACGCGAGATGCCGAACCGCTGGGAGATTTCCTCCAGCGAACGTCCGGCATTCCACATGGCGGTGAAATCCGCGTTCTGGGCCTCGCTCCAGCGTGGCGCTGGTGGTGATCGATCGGACATGTCCCCTCCCTGATGATCTTGCTTTGTTCTCATTTCGGGAGTATTGGAAATCCATGCGTCATAACAAGCGCATTTTTTCTTATGAGGTCGATCATGACGGGTAACGAAACGATCGAACGGGAGCGGCTCAAGGGTGCGGTCCGCACCCTGGTCGCCGAGTCGGGAACCACGGCCAGCGAACTGGCGCGCCGCGCCGGCCTTGCCCCGTCCACGCTCACCAAGT